AGAAAAAATTACAGGACTTACAGATGTATTAAAACTTACTACTCTTCCTATGAGACCAACAACTTTTTTACGTAAGAAAGCTAAAGAAAATGAACCACTTCAAAAACTTTTAAAACTTATAAGATATGATGCTATGGAGGGTTTTGTAGCACCTACTTTAGGTAAACAAGAAAGGTTACAAGCAGATTATGATTTACAACTTAGGCAGTTTTGGGGAAATAAAACAGAAAAACTATCTAAAATATTAAGAAACAATAAATTATTTACTGCTCAAAATAGATTTACTTCTAAAGAAAGAAAAAATATTTTTATGAATCCGGGATTAAGTGATTCAGTTAATGATGACTTAGCATATTTTTTAAGGTCTGGTAAATCTTTTAAAGTTATAGATGGCGTACAAATTCCTATAGAAAAAAATATTATTAAAGCTGGTCAAGAAATAAGAAGAGAATTAAATGATATTCATAGTAAAGCAAAAAAAGCAGGTTTAAATCCTAACAGAGCTGATAATTATTTTCCTCGTATGTGGAGAATAGATGTTATTAAAAATAATAAAAAAGAGTTTATTGAAAAAATAATGAAGGCTGAAGGAGCTACTCAAGAAGCTTCTGAAAAATTATGGTTAAAATTAACTACAGAAGGAACTCAAGAATCTAGTACAGCAGCAGGTCTTACTAGTAGATTGCAATCAGAAAGACTTTTAAAAAATATAAAAGATGAAGACTTTTCAAAGTTTTTAAGTAACGATGTTGAGGGTATACTAAAACAATACTATACTGAATCTTCAGCACTTATAACGCGTACAAAATTATTTGGAGAAACAGAAGAAGATTTTATAAAAAAATGGATAGAGCCTATTAAAAATGCAGGATTAGATTTAAGTCCAAAAGAAGAACTTTATTTAAAAACTTTATATGGTGTTACAACTGGACAAAAAGGAAGAATAAATAGAAATCGTAGAGACATGTTTGGTATGATTCCTACTGGAAAAATAGGTGTAGGAATACATGATACATTAACAGTAACAATGCAAACTTCTATGTTAGGTTTATCTACACTTACAAGTTTTGCAGAGATAGGAGTTCCTTTACTATTAGGAACAGAAAGTAAAATAGGCGGTAAAGCTATAGGAAATGCAATAGTAGATAGTGCCGGAGAGTGGTGGAAAACTCAAAAACAAAATTTTGGCGTAGGAGATATGAACATAGATGTTCGTAGTGCCAATAGACAAGACTTAAATGCTTTTATGTCTTCTGTTAATTTAGGTGCTGAAGACAGAGCCATAGCTATATACGGTCAGGCTGTGGGAAAACGTGCTACAAAAATACAAAATATGTTTTTTAAAACTATTGGGCTGCATGATTGGACAAGGTTTGTACAGTTAGTAGGTTATGATAGCGGTAAAAATTTAATATATAAAAATTTAAAAACTATAGCAGATAATCCTAACTTAACAGGAAAAAATAAACTACCTGATGCAGATATTAAAAGATTACAAGATGAGTTAGCTGAATTAGGAATTGATTATCAAAAAGGATTAAACTGGTTAGATAGAGGAGGTTTACATACAGATAGATTTTTTATGCAAGATGTGAGAGCTGGAGCTAATAGATATACTAATGAAGTAGTAATGAATCCAACAGCAGCTTCAGGACAAAAACCTTTAGTTCATTCTCTTGCAGGAACTAAGTGGATATACGGACTTATGGGTTTTCCAACTGCATTTGCAAACGGACCAATGAGGAAAACAATAAGGAATTTAACTAGAGATAAAAATACTTTTATGTCTGGCGGTAAAAGATTATCTTCTGGAAGAGCTGCGATGGGAGCAACTTTTATGGCTAGTGTTGGTTTATTAAACTATACACTAAGAACAGGAGGTAAAAACTGGGAACAGTTAGAAAACGGAGAGATTACTAAACAAGACATGATTGAACGTAGTCTACAATATTCTGGTTTGTTGGGACCTGCTGAATATTATGTTAGATATACTAAGGCAGCACAGTATGAAAGTAAATTTGCTGCTGCAATAGGTTCAGTAGTTGGACCAAACTTACCAGATTTAATTGAGTATACAACTAAATTTATGGAAAGAGGTGTGTTAGCAGAAACAGTTCTAAGAAGAAGTCCTTTTAGTGTTAGTTTAAAAAGTTTACACCCTGAAACATATGATGCATGGTTAAAAGAAGCTAGACGTTTAGATAAAGAATCTATATTAGCTCCTACTGGAGTAGAAGAAAAAGAACCAGAAATTATTTCTAGCGGTAAAAATTTCTTTGCAACAGGCGGATTAGTAGAAGGTAGAGATGACGTACCATACACTAAAGAAAACCCAGCAGATAGAGTTGACCCTTTTACAGGACAACCTTACTCAGCACAGATGGAGGAGTTAGGATTAGATGTTTTTCAAGAAAGATAATAAAATAGATATAGAACTTTGCAAAGCTGAAATAAAGAGACATGAAGGCGAAGTGTTAGAAATTTATATGGATAGTCTAGGTTATAAAACTCTAGGAGTTGGACACCTTTGCCAACCTAACGACCCTGAATATGATTGGGAAGTTGGCACACCTGTCACACAAGAAGTTGTAGATATGTATTATGAGGATGACTTTGAAAAGCATTATAAGGAAGCTATACATGTCTTTGGTAGCGAGGAAGACTTTGAAAAGTTACCAGAAGTTATACAAAGAGTGTTAGTAAACATGTGTTTTAACCTAGGAGGCTCAAGACTTTCAAAGTTTCGTAACATGTTAAAAGCTTGTAGAGAACATGATTGGGCAAAGATGGCTGTTGAAATGGAAGATAGTCGTTGGTTTAAACAGGTAGGTAGAAGAAGTATTGAATTACAAAAAATGGTATTAGGAGCCTGAAATGAAGAACATATTAAAAAACATAGTTGGAGCTGTAGCACCTACATTAGGAACTGCTTTGGGTGGACCAATGGGAGGAATGGCAGCAAACATGATAGCTGATGTCTTAGGAGTACCAAACAATCCTAAGTCAATAGAAAAAGCTATAGCTGAAGCTACACCTGAACAAATGCTAGAACTTAAAAAAGCTGAACAAGCTTTTGAAGTTCAGATGAAAGAGTTAGATGTAGATATATTTAAATTAGAAACACAAGATACTCAAGATGCTAGAAAGAACTTTAGTAAAGATTGGACTGCACGTATTATGGGTATAGCTACAGTAGGTGGATTCTTAGGATATATATTCCTAGTTACTTTACAACCACCAGAGCAAAACTCTGAAGCTCTTATAAACTTAGTACTAGGTTATCTTGGTGGTTTAGCAAGTGCTGTTATATCTTTTTACTTTGGAGCTTCTAACTCACAGAAAGACTAATGGAACAAGTAGTAGTCTTTATTCAAGAGGTTGGGTTTCCTATAGCAGCAGCAGTAGGTCTTGGTTGGTTTATTTATAAGTTAGTCATACGTATTGTTGATGGTATGGAAGCAAAGCTAGATGCTGTTGATGAGAAAGTAGAAACACAGATAGCAGCTATAGAAGAGAGACTAGGTGTAAAGTTAGATACACAACATGGCATCTTAGTTGCATTGATAGACAGAGTAAGAAGTCTTGATAATGAAATAATAAGACAAGATACTATGATTAAAACTATACTAGGAGTGCCACAACTAATTGATACTGCTAAGATTTCAAAAGCTAAAAGAGATGATAAAAGAAAAGATTAAATTAGAAATACCTGTAATAACTATATTTATATTTTTATTTATAGTCAGTGTATTAGAACAACTACAATGAAACTAGATGACCTAGAACATGTACATCCTATGAAGCAGATTACAGTTGCTTCTATAGTACAAGTATTAGTATTTGGATTTATGTTATTGATGTTTTGGATAAACGATAAAATATTATGAAATTAGTACCTACATTTAAAAGTCACAAGACTGCAAGAAACTGCAAGTGGTGTATGTTCTTTTGGTCTATGTTAATTATGTTTTGGTCTGTTGGAAGTATAGCAGACGAGATAGTATTTAAGTTTAAGAGTCCTAGCTTTAGTGGTATTGGTGCATCATCACACTACTTGACAATCCAGAACCAAGAGTTTAACCGTAAAGAAGCATTGAAGGCAGAAATAAAAGCACTTCAAGACCAAATAGAAAGAGACAAAGAGAATACAACTCTTGCAAGGTTTATAAGAAATTTAGAGTCTAGAATATATGCACAATTATCTAGACAGTTAGTAGAAAATTTATTTGGTGAGACTCCAAGCGATAGCGGTGTACTAGAATTAGAGGGCAACAGAATAGAATATAGTGTTGTCGATGGAATAATAACTTTAAATATAACGGACAGTGATGGTAATACAACGACTATATCTTTGCCTGTTGGTGATTTTTAT